ATCTGCGACGCGTGGCCGTCGAGAGCCTCGACGAGATTGGGGAGCGATTGGAGCGCAGTCACCCATTCGGCGAGAAGTGTTTTAGGGTTGATCACGAAGATTAAACCGCCGGCCCGGCCCGCTGCAGCAGCGTAACGATGGTCAACCCGTAGGGATCCGGCTGGCGTGTGGTGGTCACGGTATATTGAAGCCCCCAAGCCGTCACCCAATCGCCCTTGGCGGGAGGATTCGGAAGCAGGGTTGGATCGATATCGATCTCTTCGAAGTTCCCTATCGGTCCCGATTCTCCTGCAGCGCGATCGCGCCGGATGGCAGACAGCGTTACCGGATTCCCTGAAGGACCTCCGCCGGAGACCGGTTGATAGACCACAGGCTCTCCAGGTCCGAGAATAATCGGGTTCATTGCGGAGAACATCGCGGCCCAAGTGGACATTGGAATTTGTTTGGAGACCTTCAGCGCGCCCCAGGTCGGTAAACCGGAAGCGCGCCGAAATTATTGAGCAGTGACGATTACGCGTTCTGCGGGACGACGAAGTACACGAACACTTCGATGACGCCTGCGGTCAGAGTGCCGCCCGAGATGGTCAGCGTGATGTTGCCTGCCGCCGTCATCTTGCGGGGAGCCGAGAGAGTCGGAACGGCGTTGAGCAGCGCATCAATAGTGAGCGATGCGACTACGGTTGCCGCGAGGATGGAGTTGATTGCCGAGCCGGCGGAAGTGCCGACGGCAACGCTCGCGCCGGCACCGAGTGCGGCCGTGGTCGGATTGACAGTCCCGCCCACCAGGATGGCGTTCGCCGGGATTGCGGCAGTCTGAACCGGGGTAATGGTCGAGACCAGTCCGCCATCCACCGCGAAACTGTAGACAGCATGAGCGACGCTCAAAGAGCCGACGCCGGATGCCGAGTTGCCCTCGGTTGAGGCGAGAGGGAAGATGCCGACACGCACGGTCGCATCGCCCGAGGATCCGCCGGGATAAACTACCGAGGGGTTCGGATCGGAAAGGGCTGCGATGCCGATGCGCAGGTTATTGGTTTGGAGCGACGTTGCCAGTTTGGTTGTGTCGTTCCAGTACACGCGATCGCCGTCAAGAAACGTGCTCGTGTCTTTGGCGAGATCGACAACGCCGATCACGGTGAGGGCGACGGGCGTGCTGATCGCTGCGGTGGTGGCGGCGATACCGAAGTGGTTGCCGACCTTGCAGCCGCCGCCCGAGAGGACAGCATAGGGTGCGATGACGTCGATCGTTTCGCCACGGTTTACGTAGTTCTGCATTTGAATTATTTCCTTTTTGTTGTTGTGGGGATCTGTAGAGGGCGGCCTATTTGGAAGCCGCCCTCAGTTGGTCATCGGGCTCTTGTTAAGTGCCCCGGTTGAACTGCAAGCCGCGGTAGTCAATGATCTGCGCGCCGAAGTCGATGCGCGCCTTGATTTCCAGGCCGTCAACGTCATAGCCCTGGCGCATTTCGTAGTACACGCCTTCCTGGCCTTCGAGGAAGCAATACTCGACCGTGTCGATCTGGCTCGGGTCGGCGACTGCGTACCATCCGGTTGAGGAGACCGTGTCGAGACGAGGTTCGGTGATGATCGTCAAGCCCTGCATGTACTCGGGCACGACGCCTGCGACAGTCGACGCCGCCAGGTTGAGCGGGAAGACGATTTGCAGCGCGTAGGTTTCAAGCGCCGCGGGATTCAGAACGAACTTGGGAACCAGGTTCAAGGGGGTTCCGTTGGGAGCGATTTGCAGGCGCAGTCCTTTGCGTGCGATCGCCATAGCGAAAAGGGTCGCGTTGGCCGCGGTGTTGACCGTCGGATCGAGACTGGTTCCGGCGCCGGTGTTGAGATTCTTGTGCTGGGTCGAGAATACTGCGAAGCCGTCGGCCATAATGCCGTTCGCTGTGATTAGGCCCCACACTACGTCGGACTGGGTGCGGGCTGCAGCCGTGCCGAGGCTCGAAGAGGTGCGGGTGAAGGCCGACAGGTCGTCGTTGATGATGGCCTTGCGGGTGATCGCGACGATTCCACCGCGGGTCTGCAGCGAGTATGTCGCGTTCGAGTCGTTCAGGTTGACGCGCTTGTACTCGCCTTTTTCGTTGAGCAGCGGCAGGGAGGGAAGATCATTCAACTGCACGCGGTTGATCGGTTTGAAATCGGCGGCCGTTGCGGGCTTCGAGAATGCCTTGAAGCTTTGCGGGAACGCTTCGTATGCCTGGCGGAGGGTTTTGTTGGCGACGTTCGCGAGGATTGCGGGGAAGTCAGAGGTCGACTCGGCGCCGCCCATACCGAACACTTCGGTGTGGCCTTCGCGGGCGATCAGGGCCAGCGTGGCGATCTTCATCTTGTCCATGCCGCGCGTCTTGACTCCGCCGAGCTCGACGGACTCACGCGCCATTTCGAGCAGCGAGAACCCGACGTATTCGCGGGCCATCTGTTCCTGCTGGATGCGCTCGGCTTCAGGAAGCTTGGCGAAGATGTTCACGTTGGCGCGCTTGCTGAGAGCGGCTTCCATGCACTGAAGGCGGGTTTCCTTGCCGTCACGCGTAGTGATGACTTGCTCGACCTGGGTCACGTGCTTGTCGGCTTCCGCTGCCAGCTTGATCATGGTCGCTTCACGGACTTCCGCGAGGGTCGCGGTGCTATTGATGTGTCCGTCGACGAAGGCCGCGTCAAATTTGAACGGAGCGAGCATGAGACGGATACTGGTTCCGCGCTCGCGCTCCTCTTTCTTCCCCGCCTCTACTGCGAGGGCGATTTCTGCTAAACGGGTTTGATCGCCCGCTACTGCTGCCTGCGTGGTGTTGAGTTCCATGCTTGGCTCCTTTGTGATTGGGGCGAGTGCCCGTTTTTCATCGCCGTTTTGAGGGGCAAAGAATTCTTTGAGATCAGCGAGAGAGACCGTGACGGTGCCGGGCGCGATGGCTGCCGACAACGCCAGAGGTTCGCCGGGGGTCAGTGGAACTGCGACTGCCGCGGGTGTCATCGCTGCCGCAGTGGCTTTGATGGCCGCCGCTACGGCCTGCGCCGTGAACCCTGTCTCTGCTGTTAGAAAAGTGGTGGTATAGTCGGCGGGGACGTTCGCCTGGCTGAGTTCGTACGGCTCCCAGTCGGTCGCGACATAGGTGTCGCCATTCACGTCGTCGGTCGATTCGAGTTTCTTCGCCTTGATGGTGGTGCCGAAGCTCAGGTTCTTGAACTTGCCGCTCGCGATGCCATCAAACATCTGGTCCGCGTTCTCGTTTTGGCCCTCGTCACAGAACTTGACGGTAGCCATTCCCTTGGGACCATCACTCCAGGCTTTCTGGACGGTAGCAAGTTGCGCTTTACTTCCTGGCAGTCCCGCGGAGTGCGATGCGTAGTCGCTGCCAGACATGTGATTATCGAAGAACGGGGCTCCGGCATTGAGGCGGGCCAGGCTGCAGCCGTCCATCGAGAGGCGGAGGTTGTATCTGTCGCCTGTGTTCGGGTCCATCCGGGGCACCGTTGCTCCGCCATACCAGACCACGTCGACCGTGCGATTGGCTTTGTCCAGAGTCTGGGGCGCGAAGTGCGCATCGTCGGCCATGGCGAATGTCTCGGTCGTAAGCCGGGTTTCGAGGCTCGCCTGTTTTGTATTACTTTTCATTTGATGTCCTTTGTGGTTAGCGCTCTGCTGCGATTGCTCGCCGGCGGCCTGCATGGGGCAGTCGTCGCAATTCTCGTCGTCGCAATCCGCGTTCGTGCAGTTCGAGCAATCGCCGACCGAGCAGTTGGTGCACGAGCACTCGCACCCGTCATCGCTTGCGAGTTTTTCGATAGTTTCCATGGTTGGTTTCCTGTGGGGGCTGATAATTGAGGAGTGAAACAGAGGCGCTGGTTCTCAACTCCCGAATTGCTAAAGTGGCGTCAGATGACTGCGGCCCGCGATTATCTAGGGAATCTGTGGAATTGTCCCGGAGGAATTCTTATGTTCTGTAGAACCTTTGATCATGTTGATGAAGAATCCCGCGTCAAACTGTACGCTGAATGGCGCATTATTCCGGATGTCGAACCCTATCCGAGCATGTGGGACCGAGCGACCGCTTTACATTAAATAGCTGCGAACCGGGTTATTCCACTTCCGGTCAAACTGTTCTCGCTGCGAAACCAGCAATTCCTTAAGCGCATTCACATCCTCATCCGACATTGCATTCATTCCCTGCGGCCCAGCGTTCTTTCCCGATGGCTTGCCGGTAGGCGTCCGTTCTTCGGTGTCCGCTGCTTGTTCCTGCCCGCGTAACGTCATGTTGCGGGGATCGCAATCGAGGATGATTTCGTATTTGTCGAGCAGCTTATTGAAGAGCTGAATCTGCAGAAGCTGCGTTGTCGGGTCAAACCCGTTCGCTGCCACCGCTTCAAACCACGTGATGCGGCCCATACGGATATCCTTGAGCACGCCCTCTGCATCCTTCACCGGGTCGACGTTCTCAAACCGCGGCGCCGTCCACTGGGTTGCGTAGACGTGAATGCTGGGATCGAGCAAATACTTGGTTGGGATGTCTCCCTGCAGAATCAAGGTATCGATGAAACGCCGGTGTGTCGGTAGGCAGAAGCCGGGCATCAACATTAGCCAGCGGTAATTCTCGATCGTGTTTCGGAAACCGAGCATCCCGCCGCGCCATGAGGAGAAGTTGACCTTAGACATATCTCCGGTCATCAGCTCGTAGGGCATGCCGATTCCCGCCGCGATTCCTTCGAGTTCCGTCGTCTTGTATTCTCGATAGCCGCCGGCCGCCGGGGGATTATTGAATTTGATATCCTGGCCGGTCTTCAGGTACTCGACCATGCCGGGCTCGAACGATTCGATGGGCGTCGAGGTGTAGGGGCTCGTGCTCTTCTGTGTCCCGAGTGGAGCTCCGAGTTGTCCCTCTGGCTGGGTGACGAACGCGACTACGCAGGCCTCGATCTTCTTTCTCAAGCGCTCGGCGTCACAGTAGTCGTCCAGGTCTTTGAGCGCCATCATGACCGGATGCAGCCATGGAATGCCGCGGACCTGGCCGGGACGAAGTTGACGGTAGCTGTGCAGTACCTGGTCGGCAGGGATCCTTTGTGAGACAATTCCGCCTCGGGGATTGAGCACCAGCATGCCGCCCGGGTGATACGAATAGAGCCAGTAGGCGACGCGCCGGCCGATCATGTCGAACTCGACGCCCTGCATGATATGGCCGTTCACGGTCCCCAGGGTCCTGGCGTGGTCGAGAAAGTCGGCCTCGAGCATTTGGATCTGGTAGGCGACCTTCAGATTGTCTTTCGCGAGACGTGGACGGTGGCGCGCAACCATCTCGCCGGACTCTGCCGTGGTGCGCATGACAAGCGCCTGCATGCCGTAGTAGTCGGTGCCAGCGTACCCGAAGCCGCGGTGCACGTCGCACTGCTCGGCGAAGTACTTCCACTTCTCATCAATCAATGCGTCCAGGGTTGTGTTGCCAGTTTTCGATTGCGGGACGATCCCGGTACCGACAGCATTCCCCACCAGCTCCTCTACCGCTTTCGTGGCATAGGGGTTGTTCCGGATCAGCTCTCGAGACCGGTTGCGCAGCCACACCAGGCTGCCCATAATCTCGACGTTGGCGTCTGAGGATGGGGCATACCAGCCGTGTGACCTGCGTCCTGCTGCGGCGCCGTCATAGGAAAAGCGTTCGCTCTCGTCTGCCAGTGCTCCTTCAACTGCACGAAGCGCCATGCGCGCGCGCACGCGACGGAGGGCTCGGGCGGGGTCGATGACACCTATGGCGCGGTCGATCCAGCCGATGCCGGCTTGGCGAAATGGGACTTGAGATTCTGCTTTTTCTTGCCAGGAGTTCATTCAGGACGGCTTAAATTTCGTGGGCTTCGAGGAACTTCAAGTGATCCTCGGGGGTGACTTTCTCGCGGGGGTCGGCCGCCGGCTTCAGCGTGAAGACGGGCTCGTGATATTGATTACCGCAATGCGCACAGGCCGGGTTCTGGCACATCAGGTTGCCGTTGAAGAGCTTTCGCAGCGCGGATCCGCACTCGCACATCAAAACGGGATGAATTCTTGCTTCCATATAATCAAGTTGGGCGGTATGGCTCTGTTGAGCGCGGGCTAATAGGAGCCCGAGGGCTGGTTCGATTCCGGCATGCCGTCTTCACCTTCGCTCTTGCGATCGGCGCAGGTTTTAGGCATTGCGAACCCGTGCTCATCCATCCAGGACGAGACCCTATTTCGCAATTCCTTTTCGGTGACGATGCCCTTTTCCACGAGAAGCCGGCTTAAGGAGTCGACCGCTGCGGCCGTCAATGGGACCGTGCCAGCCTGCTCTCTTGGCTTCTGCTTTCGCTGTTCCACTCGCATCGCTTCTTCTATTGCTTCGTAACCCGTCATTCTTTATCCGTTCCAATCGCCGCGATCGCCACCGTATCCCGAGAGCCCGTCTCCACGCCTATGCTGCGCGAGGGAGACTCGGTTCTGACTGGATCCACCTGCTATACGAATCAGTTCATCGACAGCAGAGAGTGCCAATAGCGCCTCTGAGACAGTGCGGTATTGAACGCGGCCGCCGTCCGGGCGCACGACTTCGAGGGCCGGGTTGCCGATGCAGGCGATGATACCGTCACGCATCACGTTCAGTTGGTCGAGGGAGGTGGCCATGGTTTAGGGAGTCGGCGGGGTCAAGTCTTCTTCAGCGAATTCGCGCATCAGCTTTTCATCTTCAGCCGCCTTTTCAAAGTCGTATTCGCGCAGGAAGATTTCGATTATTCTATTGGGGTTAGAGGGCATTTCCCGGATAATCAAAGTACGGCTAGCTGGGGTGTCAGATCTTGCCGACATCAGAGAGGCGGACCATTTTTAACGTCTAGGTCATGACGTCGAACGGGATCAGCCAGGCATGCCACGGTAGCAAGTGTCACAGGATCCAGACGGACATTTCCGTGATGCTAAACGATCATAACGGGGGATCCGCGATTTGTTAGTGGGCAACACGAAATAAATATATTGATAGCCTTGGAGCATGGAACTGACGCCGGAAGAACGCGAACGGATCTATCTCGAAGAGAAGGCGCGGATGGAGGCTCGCGAGCAACTTCAGTATCTTCATCCGCAGAAGATAAAAAAGCCATGGTCCGCAGGCAAACTCATCGGAATAGCTCTCATCGGAGGAGCAGCGCTGGCCATCATCGTCCTTTTTGTTGTCGCAAGTGTTGTCTCATCTCCGGTATCAACGCCGGACCGAGGACAGAAGGGCCTTCGCGTTACGTACTGGTGCGCAAATACTTTTGAGGATGCCGCGCAGCTTGCGTCATCCCACGGGGACGTGGCTGCAATTGAGGGCATGGTGTCGAGAGAAAAGGCGTTCCTTGTGGCCG